CAAGATCAGAAAGTCCATTGATCAAATCGAACTAATGGCGGAAATCTACGGAACTGGCATTGGCGAGATCATTGTCAAGCAAGAAAAGACGTTTATTGCCGCAACCAGGCCAGTTCCAGGCCAAACAGCCGCTGCGATTGGTGTGATGGAGGGTGAGCGCACGGCAGTGAAGATTGTGCCGATAAACCCCAAGAATTTCCTGTTTGACCCCAACGGCACCAGCATTGATGACTGCATGGGCGTGGCGATTGAGAAGTACATCAGCATCCACAAAATCGTGGAGGGCATTGAGAAGGGTATCTACCGCAAGGTGAACATCACCCCGACCTATGAGGACACCGACCTAGAGCCGACTCAGGAAATAAGCCAGTACCAAGACGAGAAGGTGCTGCTGCTGACCTACTATGGCTTGGTGCCGAGGGAGATGTTGGACAAGAAGGACGAGGAGATCGTCGATCTGTTCCCCGAGTCGTCAGCAGCCGACGAGTACAGCAACATGGTCGAGGCCATTGTGGTGATTGCCAATGACGGGATGCTGCTCAAGGCCGAGGCCAACCCTTACATGATGAAGGATCGCCCGGTTATCAGCTACCAGGACGACACCGTGCCCAACCGCCTGCTGGGGCGCGGGACCGTGGAGAAAGCCTTCAATATGCAGAAGGCGATTGACGCCCAAGTCAGGTCACACCTCGACTCCCTGGCGTTGACCACCAGCCCCATGATGGCGATGGACGCCACCAGGTTGCCCCGTGGCGCCAAGTTTGAAGTGAAGCCAGGCAAGGCTTTGCTGGTGAACGGCAACCCCAGCGAGATTCTGTTTCCATTCAAGTTTGGCGAGACAAGCCTCAACAATCTGAATACGGCAAAGGAGTTTGAGAGGATGCTGTTGCAAAGCACTGGCACCTTGGACTCGCAGGGCGTTGTGAGCCAGCAGGCCAGAGATGGCGGCAATATGAACATGGCGGTTGCGACCATCATCAAGAAGTACAAGCGCACCCTGGTAAACTTCCAAGAGGACTTCCTGATACCGTTCATTGAGAAGGCGGCATACAGGTTTATGCAGTTTGACCCAGAGCGTTACCCGTCAGTGGATATGAAGTTCATCCCGACTGCGACATTGGGCATCATTGCCCGGGAGCATGAGCAGCAGCAGTTCATTGGTCTGTTGCAGACTCTGGGGCCAAACACCCCTGTCCTGCCGTTGATTCTCAAAGGCATCCTTAACAACTCCAGCCTGACCAACAGGTTTGAGTTGATGGCGGCACTTGACCAGATGAGCCAGCCTGACCCGAACGCTCAACAGAAGGCGATGATGCAAGAGCAGCTACAGATGCAAGCAGCACAGGCTCAGATTGCGGTGAACACCACCCAGGCCGAGCAAAACAGGGCAGAGGCGCAGAAGCTGATGACCGAGGCGCAGTTGATGCCTGCCGAGGTGCAGGCCAAGATGAGCGCCAGCCTGACCAAGAACCTGCCCAATGAAGACTCAGCAAACGCAAAAGAGTTTGACAAGCGCGTCAAGATTGCTGAGTTGATGCTCAAAGAAGCTGACATCAAGAACAAGAGCAAGATTGTTGAATTGCAAATGAACAATGCAAAGAGCAATGTTGTGGACATGGAAAACCAGTTCCTTGAAAAACTAGCAGCGGAGTTAAATTATGGCAATCGATAAAATCTTCAAGAGTTCCAACGTGGACGATTTAGCTGACAACATCTTGAGCGAAGTTGATGATTTCATGGTCAGCGTTAAGCAGATGCAACAGCGCAAGGCTACTGAAAATGTTCAGACGGTCATCCACGCCTTAAAGAAAATTGAAACCAATATTCAAGACAAGTTTGATAACGTCACCGATGTCATTGAAAAGCGCGTCCTAACCATCAAGGACGGTCGGGATGGCTCAAGCGGCAGCGATGGGCGCAACGGTCGGGATGGCAAGCCAGGGCGTGATGGCGTCAATGGCAAGCAAGGCACCCCAGGCACCCCCGGCAAGGACGGGGTGGATGGCGAAGATGGTGTGTCTGTCACCAATGCCAATATTGACTTTGATGGCAGCTTGGTCATCAGCCTGTCCTCTGGTCAGCAAATCAATGTGGGCGAAGTTGTTGCTCCTGATTTGGCTGAGAAGATAAAGATTGTCAGCACTATGTCCACCAACGGGGCAGTGGGCATCAAGGACGAGGGCACAAGCATTACCACGGGTGTGAAGAACATCAATTTTGTTGGTGCGAGTGTTACTGCGACTGCCTCTGGCGATGATGTCACCGTCAACGTCAGCTCAGGCACTGGCACTGTCACCTCTGTGGCTATCTCGGGAGGAACCACAGGATTGACCACAAGCGGTGGGCCTATCATTACTTCTGGCACCGTTACCCTGGCAGGGACGCTGGCTAACACTTCTGGTGGGACAGGTCAAAGTTCAGCGTTTACCCAATACGGCGTAACTTACGCCTCAACCACAAGCGTCTTGGCTGTTACGGCTGCTGGTACAACTGGGCAAGTTTTGACGGCAACAACCAGCGGCGCTCCAACTTGGGTATCTCCAGCCTCTGGCGGTACAGTTACCAGCGCAAGCGTGGTGTCTGCCAATGGCTTTGCAGGGACAGTAGCAACAGCAACCACAACACCAGCTATCACGCTTACCACATCAATTACTGGTGTTCTGAAAGGCAACGGCACTGCAATCTCTGCCGCAACTGCTGGCACTGACTATGTAACCCCGACAGGCACAGAGACGCTGACCAACAAGACCATCAACGGGGCCAGTAACACGGTTACAAATATATCGCTTGCCACGGGTGTAACGGGCAACTTGCCGGTTACAAACCTGAACTCAGGAACATCTGCATCCGCAAGTACATTCTGGCGCGGTGATGCAACTTGGGGCGCTATTTCTGCTGGATTTACTCTTGGTACACCCGTAGTTACAACATCTGGCACAAGCATTGACTTTACTAGTATTCCAGCGGGGACAAAGCAGATCATCATTTCTTTTATTGATGTGTCGTCGAATGGAAGTGCTAATTTTTTAATACGAATTGGGGATTCTGGAGGAATAGAAACTTCTAGTTACACAAGTCTTGTAATGAAGTCAATTGACGGGTCTGTGCCAGAAGCATCTCAGGCAACGTCTGGTTTTATCTTGACGAGAGGTGTGTCTAGCGGACAGGCACTTCGCGGGATGGTAATCCTACAGTTGGAAAATAGTAGTAGTTATACATGGGCGTGTAGCGGGACTTTAGTGCCAGCGGGTAATATTCTATATTCATTGGCTGGATGGAAATCACTTTCTGGTGAGTTGGATAGGGTGAGGCTCACCACTGACGGTTCAGACACATTTGACGCTGGTGAAATTAACATTGCTTACATCTAAGGAATCATCATGCACACTACACAAGTAAATGTAAGCACTGGCGAGATTGTTCAGATTCCCTACACAACTGAAGAACAAGCCGAGTACGATACAAAGAAGGCAGCATGGGATGCTGGTGCTAATGACCGCAAAGCCGCAGAGGTTAGGGCAGAGCGCAATGCAAAAATAACAGCGTGCGATTGGCGGGTGCTGCCAGATGTTTCAAACAGTGATGTTTGGAAAACCTACCGTCAAGCCCTGCGCGACATCCCAACGCAGGCTGGTTTCCCTTGGACAATCACTTGGCCTGACGCACCATGAGCGAGAAAATGATCAGCGAGACAGAGGCCAAGCTATCTGTGCATGAGCAGGTTTGCGTTGAGCGTTACGCTGGCATTCAGAAGAGCTTTGCTGATGGCTCAAAGCGAATGGCAAAGCTGGAGTACCTGCTGTACATTGTGATTGCAGCAGTGCTGTTTGGGCCAGGTGTAGCGGCTGAGTTTGTGAAGAAAGTAATAGGGTTGTGATGTGGACTTTTTTGACATTCTCAGCAAAGCATGGCCCATTCTGCTGGCAATCATCACGCTGATAATTGTTTTGGCAAAGTTAGATTTACGGGTAGCTGTTTTAGAAGAAAAGGTAAAGCAATTATTCGAAATGTGGAATAAAAAATGACGCCAGAACTGCAAAAATACTACGACGACAGGTTTGACCTGTTTTCCAAGCCTGGCTGGGCCGACTTGATGGAGGATGTTGACAACGTGATCAATTCCATCAACAATCTGAGCAATGTCCAGGACGAGAAAGATTTACAATTCAAAAAAGGCGAATTGTCTATTTTGATTTGGCTGAAGAATCTAAAGCAAGTCAGCGAAAGAGCTTACGAGGATTTATGAACAGAATTTATGGATTTGTCTGTGAAAACGGACACAAGATTGATCGGTTTGTCAGTTATGAGCTGAAAACCGTTCAGTGTGAGTGTGGTGGGCTAGCCCACCGCGCTTTGCAAGCGCCAGCATTTCGGCTGGAAGGGTGGTCAGGTTCATTCCCGTCAGCGCACGGCAAGTTTGAAAAGAGCCACTTTGACAAACTGAAGTCAGAGCAAAAAGCCAGCGCATAAGCAATATGCCGCGCTGTGTCCTACAACCTTAAAAGGCAGGAAAAACATTATGTTAGTTGACCAGGAAAACGAGACGCTAGGCGAGTTGGAAGTTGAAGAAGGCAAAGCCAATGAGATTCCCGAGAAATATCGGTCAAAGTCTCTTGAAGAAGTTGTGCGGATGCACCAAGAGGCCGAAAGGTATATTGGAAAGCAGGCACAAGAAGTTGGCGAAGTCAGAAAACTTGCAGACGAACTGATTAAGCAAAACCTCGGTCCGAAGCAACAAACTGTTGAGGTTGAGCCAGAAGTTGACTTTTTTGAGAACCCGCAAAAGGCAGTCCAAAACACCATTGACAGGCATCCTGATGTTGTCAAAGCACGGCAAGCAGCCGTGGACTTCAACAAGATGCAGATGCAAGCAAAGCTGACGCAAGAACACCCTGATTTTGTCCAAGTGGCAAACGACCAGGGGTTTGTGGATTGGGTGAAGCAGTCACCAGTTCGCCTGGGGCTGTATGCTAAAGCTGATGGTGAGTTTGATTTTGACAGCGCTAATGAGTTGCTGACCACCTTCAAGCAATTGAAGGGCGTTAGGGCCAAGCAAACTGATGAGTCCAGCCGACAAGTCAGGAGCCAGGCTTTGAAAGCAGCAACCGTTGACACTGGTGGCACTGGAGAAAGCGGCAAAAGGGTTTACCGACGAGCAGACCTCATTCGATTGAAGATGACAGACCCCAACAGGTATGACGCTTTGAGTGATGAAATCATTGCGGCCTATGCTGAAGGGCGAGTGAAATAACCTTTTTTTTTGGAGTTTTATCATGGCATTTCCAACCCCTGCGGTAACCGTCACAACGGCGGCAACCTTTATCCCCGAAATTTGGTCAGACGAAATTGTTGCGGCGTACAAGAAGAACTTGGTTCTTGCCAATGCCGTAATGAAAATGAGTTTCAAAGGCAAGAAAGGTGACACCGTTCACGTTCCTGCCCCGACTCGCGGTTCTGCGTCTGCCAAGGCTGCATCAACTGCTGTTACTCTGATTGCTGCAACTGAGACTGAAGTCACTATCAGTATCAACAAGCACTATGAGTACAGCCGCTTGATTGAGGACATTGTTGAGGCACAAGCACTGAACAGCCTGCGTAACTTCTACACCTCTGATGCTGGTTATGCACTTGCCAAGCAAGTGGATACCGATCTGGTGCAGTTGGGCCGCAGCTTTAACGGTGGTGCTGGCAACTCGACCTATGCAACTGGTTCTTTTATTGGCGGCGATGGCACTAGTGCCTATGTTGCTGCCAGCAACAACGAGACTGCATTGACCGATGTCGCCATTCGCCGGACTATTCAGCGCCTAGACGACAACGACACGCCGATGGACAATCGCTTTTTCCTGATTCCACCCTCCAGCCGTAACACGCTGATGGGCCTCTCGCGTTACACCGAGCAGGCATTTGTGGGCAACGGCAATGCGATTCGCAACGGCGAAATCGGGCAGTTGTACGGCATCCCTGTTTACACCTCTAGCAACTGTGATACCACCAGTGGTTCCGCAGCAGCCCGAGTGTGTTTGATGGGCCACCGTGATGCAATGGTGCTGGTGGAGCAAGTCGCAGTGCGTTCGCAAGTGCAGTACAAGCAGGAGTATCTTGCTACGCTGTACACCGCTGATACGCTCTATGGCGTTGCCAACCTCCGCGCTGCTGCGTCAACTGGTGCTGCACTGTCGGCATCAGCTTTCGCTTTGATTGTCCCGGCCTAATGTGATTGCCCCTTGCTTTACGGCAGGGGGCGTCCAAACTTAAAGGAGAATCAAAATGGCTGCTGCTACCGCTGTAGTTTCGCGTCGAGGAACTGACCAATTCCGAGGCTTGTTTTCAGACACTTTTTCTGTTGTTGCTACGCTCAACGCATCGTCGCTTACTGATGGAACTGGTGAAACCAACACCATTGCCGTGCCTGGCGTCAAGCTGGGTGACATTGTGATGAACATCTCAATGGGGGTTGATATCTCTGGCATCAGCGTGACGCCCTATGTGTCTGCCGCCGATGTGGTGTCCATTCGTTTTCAAAACGAATCTGGCGGCACGTTGGACTTGGCAAGCACTACCGTGCGTTGTGTTGTTGTTCGGATGGTGTAAGTAACGGGGCGGCTAAAAACCGCCCCATCTAAAGGTAAATATGGCTACTTTCCAATGTTTGCAAAGCAAGAACTTTGTGACCTTTACGCAGCCCTACGACATCAAGACAATGATGGCGCACCCTGAGTATCGGCTGATGGAAGAAAAGCCAGCAGAGGCTCAACCAGAGCCTGTTAAACGTCAAATGGGCAGACCCCGCAAGAGTCTGAGTCCAGCAACCGAATAACCAAGGAACGATGATGTACGACAATTCCAAAGCACCCAAAATGTCCAAGGCACCGAAAGACAAAAAAGGCGTCCCGGTCACTATCATGGTGGCAGTTGGCAAGCCCAAGCTGCCGATGAAGGGTCAACGTGCTGCAACCAACATGATGAAGTCTGGTCGCGGAAAATGAAAACCAAGGCCGAGAAGAAGATTGCCAAAGTGATGACTGAGTTTGGCAGTGGTAAGCTGCACTCAGGCAGCAAAAAAGGCCAGGTTGTTACCAATCAAAAGCAAGCTGTTGCTATTGCATTGTCTGAGGCTAAAAAGGTCAAAAAATGAGAGCATTGTCGGTTGGTGCCAACCTTGCGGCAAACACGGTGCCCAAGGGGTACTACTAACGATTGAAGAAGAAGGGTTGACTAGATGACATTCCTTGAACTGATCAACGATGTGTTAATTCGCTTGCGCGAGACGCAAGTCTCCACCAATGCCGCGACAGACTATTCCACGCTGATTGGCAAATTCGTCAATGACGCCAAGCGCCAGGTGGAGGATGCCTTCAGTTGGAACGTCCTGGCAACTGACATCACCGTCACCACGGTGGCGGCAACCTACCAATACTCATTGACAGGTGCCGGGCAAAAATTCCAAGTCCAGGACGCCATCAACAGCACAGCCAACATTGGCCTGACGAACATCAGCTTTGTCGAGATGAACCGCTACCAAAACTTTGCGGTCATTCCAGCTGCGACTATCCCGTCCATGTACGCCTTTGAGGGCGTTGACGCCAGCGGCGATACCAAGGTGACCCTGTACCCACGGCCTGATGCCGTGTACTCGCTACGGTTCAGCCTGACGGTTCCACAGGCAACTCTGGCGGCTGATGCAACAGCGGTGCTGGTGCCTGATGTGCTGGTGGCCCAGAACGCCTATGCCAGAGCATTGACAGAGCGCGGTGAGGATGGCGGCATCAACAGCAGCGAGGCATACCAACTCTATCGGACCATGCTCTCAGATTACATTGCGCTGGAAGGCACTCGGTATCCCGAGAACCAGGAGTTTGTCGCAATATGAGCGAACCCCTGCAAATTGCCAGCATTTCAGCCCCAGGTTTCTTTGGTCTGAACACGCAGGACTCGCCCCTGGACTTGAACCAGGGGTTTGCTCTGGTGGCAACCAACGCTGTCATTGACCAGTATGGGCGTATTGGCTCACGGCAAGGCTGGTCAAGGGTTAATGCGGCAGTGGGCAATTTAGGGTCCAACAATGTTGGTGTTATCCATGAACTGGTGCAGTCAGATGGCACTCTGACAATCCTGTTCAGCGGCAACAACAAACTGTTCAAGCTGGACAGTTCCAACGTAGTCACCGAGTTGACCTATGGCGGTGGTGGTACAGCACCAACCATCACAGCCAACAACTGGCACTGCACAAGCCTCAACAGCATCACCTATTTCTTTCAGACTACCTACAACGCTTTGATCTATGACCCGGCAGTCAGCACCTCAACCTTTCGCAGAGTCACCGAGAAAACTGGATACCACGCAACAGTGCCAGACGCTGACATTTGCATCAGCGCCTATGGCAGGCTCTGGGCAGCAAGCACATCAACCGACAAAACCACTATCTTCTTTTCGGACCTGATTGCGGGTCATGTTTGGTCAACGGGTACAGCAGGTTCTCTAAATGTCAATCAGGTGTGGCCCAACGGCAGCGACGAGATTACCGGGCTGGCGGCTCACAATGGATTCCTGATCATCTTTGGCAAGCGTCAAATCTTGGTCTACGCCAATGCCACTACGCCATCAACGATGACACTGAGCGATACCGTCAGCGGTATCGGCTGCATTGCCAGAGACAGCATTGCCAATACGGGTAAAGATGTTTTGTTTTTGTCCAACTCTGGCGTCAGGTCATTGGCGCGAACCATCACCGAGAAATCAGCACCCATTGGTGACTTGAGCAAGAACGTCAGGAACGATCTCATTGACTATGTGAGTAGCGAAACGCTGGCAAACATCAAGGCGGCATACAGTGAAAAGCAAGCCTTCTATTTGCTGACAATGCCAGCATCATCAATGGCGTTTTGCTTTGACACCAAGACGCAACTGCAAGACGGTTCATTCCGAGTGACAACCTGGGATTCAATTAACCCAACTGCCCTGCTATCAAAGCGCAATGGTGATTTTCTGCTGGGAAAAACTGGCTACATTGCCAAGTACGACACCAACCTAGACGACACTGCAAGCTACCGTTTTCTGTATTACACCAACAATGCTGACCTTGGAAATCAAAACGTCACCTCAATTCTCAAGAGATTGAAGGCGACTTTTATTGGCGGAACAAACCAAGTTGTCGTTATCAAGTGGGCATTTGATTTCAGCACTAATTACTACACTGCTAATGTTCAAATTCCAACGCAAGGGCCAAGCGAATATGGCATTGCCGAATATGGCGCAAATGCCACTGTAGTGGCCCAATACAACAGCGGCGTTGCCCTGCAAGAACTGTCAGTCCCAGCGTCAGGTCAAGGTAAAATTGTCCAGACAGGTTACGAAACAGACATCAACGGTTCGTCCATCTCAATTCAGAAGATTGAGATTCAATTCAAAGACGGGAAGCAAGTATGACAAACTACGTTCAAAGCACTAACTTTGCCACAAAGGACGCGCTGGTATCTGGCAACGCGTTAAAAATTGTCAAAGGCACTGAAATTAATACTGAGTTTGCCAATATTGCTATAGCGGTAGCGACCAAGGGAGACACCAACGCAAACACAACTGGTACTTCTGGGGGTCTTACTGGGTCACCAAGCATTACTGTAACTAACATTACTGCAACTAGCGTTACTGTTAGTTCAGCAGTTACTGTTGCTTCAGCAACAAACGCTTTAGGGTCTAGTGGCTCCAACACAACACTAGGCAACAACACGGTTACTGTAGTCCCGGCTAGTGGGCTTGCTCCCTCAGTTGACAATGTTTATGTTCTTGGCGGCCCCAGCAACCGCTGGACAACGGTCTACGCTACTACCGGCACGATCAACACATCAGACGCACGACAAAAGCAGCAGGGCAGATCATTGTCTGATGCTGAGCGCGCAGTGGCAATCAAGGTCAAGGGTCTAATTAAGACCTTTAAATACAACGCAGCGGTGGAGAAGAAGGGCGATGCAGCCCGTATTCACGTTGGGGTCTACGCACAAGAGTTGGCAGATGCCTTTGCCTCTGAGGGACTCAACGCTGCCGACTATGGAATGTTCTGCTACGATGAACTTGAAAGCACCAACGTGTATGGTGTTCGCTATGAAGAACTGCTGGCTTTTGTGATTTCAACTCTATGATCACGCACCATTTCAGCGATAAGTTGTACGCCAAGGAGATGCGTATTCCTGCTGACACGGTAATCTTAAAGCACACTCACAGTTTCAGCCACTTGAGTGTATTGGCGCAGGGCCAGGTGGCGGTGCTGAGAGGACAGGAGATTGACATCGTAAACGCCCCGGCCTGCATTGAGATGAGGGCAGGACTGACGCACGGCGTTAAGGCGATTACTGATTGTGTTTGGTTTTGTATCCATGCGACTGACGAGAAAGACCCGTCAAAGGTGGATGACGTTTTGATTGGAGTTTGATCATGCCTATTTTTATCGCAGGCGCAACACTAGCTGGAGGTCTTCTTAGCTCCAACGCTGCCGCAAACTCATCTAGAGCGCAAGCGGATGCCCAGCGTTATGCTGCTGACAAAGCCGCTGAAGAAGCCAGGTTTCGACCAATAGGCGTCAGCGGCAGCAGGTACGGCACAACCTCCAGCCAGGTTGACCCTGCAACCGGGCGAGTCACAGGCATGAGTTACGCCTTGACGCCAGAGATGCAAGCCTACCAAAACAGGTTTCAGACTTTGGCTGGTCAAGGGTTGACTGACGCTGAACAAGCAAGAGGAATGTTTGACCCGCTGCGAACAGCAGGAAAACAACTGTTTGTCATGGGCCAGGGTTACCTCGACCAGCCGCAAGACCAACGCATTGGTCAAATGGCAACGGGTTATCTTGGTGGGCCATCACAGGGCAGTCAGGCGCTGACTAAACTCGGGCAAAGCTACGTTGGGCAAAATCCGCAAGACGTTGAGCAGCAATACTTGAAGCGCCAGATGGCGCTGTTAGCGCCTGGGCGTGAGCAAGAATCTGCAAACCTGCAAAATCAATTGTTCCAGCAAGGCCGAGGTGGGTTGAGTGTTGGTGCTACCAGCACTGGCATGGGCGCAACAACGCCAGAACTGCAAGCTATGTACAACGCCAGGGCGCAACAGGATGCTGTTTTGGCGGCAAACGCACAGCAAGCAGGACAGCAAAGCACAGCCTTTGGTGCTGGATTATTGAGCCAAGGCCAACAGCTAGGCATGGCAGGCCAAGGGTTTGGTGCTGACCTGTTGCAAAGGCAGCAGGCATTAGAGCAGCAGCGGATGCAGTTTGGCACCGGGCTGTTTGGTGCTGGAAGCGGCCTGTATGGGCAGTACAGCCAGGGTGTTACCGGGGCATTGCAGCCGTACAGCAACTATGCCGCCCAGGTCTATGGCCTGGAGCAGCAAGGCATGGGACCGCTGGAGATGAGCGCAGCCCTTGGCGGCAGGGCTATGCAAGGTGGCGCTTATGCTGGCAGGTACGGGTTGGAAGGCGCAACAGCCGCTGCCACCGCGCAGCAAAAAGCAGATGCGTACAGCCCAGGTGGTGCCTTCTTGTCTGGTGCTGGCAGTGATCCAGTGTTGAAAGATGCGCTGTCAAG